AAAAATTATACAATTCAATTTAATGGATATACTGTTTATGTAGGTAAGGTCTCAAAAGAAGCAGATATGCGTGCGTCTCTAATCGGTAATACACCAGGAACCACAGGAGATAAAACATCTTCTCAATATTTTTCTGATAAATTATTAATTAATAAAGGCTATAAAGAAGCCACAGCGCAAAATGCATCAACATTTTACTCTTGGAATGGCGCAACATATGCAGAAGGTTTAGAAATCGTTCAGGGTGTAAACCACCAGAATTTTGATATGACCGCAGTATCTAAATTTAATACAGCAATGGCTGTTGGATTCCCATATACTGGCGGAATGTGATTTGGACCGCAATCTGAAATTATTGCAAATTATAAACAATTTTATGGCGCTGTAACTAGCGGCTTTGGAATTATTTATGGTGGTAAGAAAAACTTCATGGGTTCTTCGTTACCTCGTAATGGAATTTTTACTACTGTTAGTGGTCGATCTATTTTAGCAGAAGATGATTATAATTGGTATTCTATATGCGTATATGGAGTAACTGGTTCTTCTGGATTAACTGGAACGCAGTTATATGATTTATGTATTAAGATTTCTCCGAATATGACTAACGCAATGTGCTTTGATGGCGGTGGTAGTGTATTCCAGAGAGTTAATGGAAACTTTAATATTAATACAACTCGTTTAGTCAAAAATGCGGTTTTAATGTATGTTAAAGAACCAGTTAAGCCTGAACCAACGCCAGAGCCAGTTGTAAAAGTTCTTGAACCTGGTGCAAAAGTTAAGTTATTAAAAGGTGCTTGGAATTTGGATTCTGGTGAAGATTTTATTGAGTTGGGAGAAACTATTGTTAGCAATATAAAACACAAAAGAATTGAAACAGAAAAAGGTCCAGTGGCCGTAGAATTTATTGAACTAATTTAGGAGCAATGGTATGACTAGTTTATTCGCTTTAATAGTAATCTCTATGTTTATTGAAGCGTTTATTTCTTATCTTCAAACTATTTTAGTAGAAGGTAGAATACAGTGACAGATTATAATTGCTTTCTTTTTAGCAATCGCAATTTGTTTTGATACTGGTATTAACTTTTTGGCTATTGTGGGATTGACAGAACAGTGGCCAATAGTAGGAATAATAGCTACGGCAGTTGTTGTATGTAGAGGTTCTAATTATTTATTTGAATTTTATAAAAATTTAGCGGGATGGCGTAAAAAAACACAGGAAGATGTTGCACTTGCCGCAAAAAAGAAGAAAGAAAAAGAAGAAGAAATTAAAAAGAGTATTAATTTCATAGATTAATACTCTTTTTTCTTGACTTTTTACAGAAAAATTTTGTATAATAAATGTGTAAGGAGGAAGGCGAATGGAACTTTATTTAGATAGTTATGAAGAACTAAAAAAGGTAGAGAATTTCTTGTTTAGATTTGTTTATCCAGAACCTTTTACCTTACAAATTATAGTTCGAGACCCACGCCAAGTAAATTTTTTACCAGACGGAAAACCTACTTGGATGATTACTGAGTATTTTAATTATAAAACAGTTTATAATGATTTGGCTCAGGGTCTTATTTTAGAAACTTTTTAGGAGGTATTTTTTATGTTATTTGATTATGATTCTTTTTTCAACTGGGATAGACCAGCTTATACTTTTAGTCGTTCTGTTCATGATATGTCACCTTATAAGATTAAAACTCTTGAAGATAGAGTTGTTCTTGTTCATAATATCGTTGGCGTTAAAGAAGATGATATTAAAGTTGATATTGTTAATGAAAATGGTAGAGATCGCCTTATTATCGAAGGCGTTACTCATAATGACCTTTTAAATTATGATTATAAAGTAAGTTCAAAATTTGACATTAAAGCCGATATGTTTAAAAATGTTACTTATGAAGTCCATGATGGACTACTTTATATCAATTTATTTAAAAAAGAACCAGAAGTAGCTAAACTAACTGTCACCAAAGCATAATTTTAGTAGAGAAATTCTCTACTATTTTATAGGGGTGTCGGTTAATTGGGAAGCCCGCGGTCTTCAACCGCGCATGCTGCGCTAATTGGTGCCTTAAAATGGGAACATTTTAAGTGGAGGCGATGATATCGGTAAACTCTAAACGAAAGCATGAGAATACCGAGGGAACGAAAGGCCCGTAGAGAGTAGATAATCGCCCGGACAGAACGCCCGAAGATGTATTCCAGACCACAAACAGAAATGGTAATGAAAATTATAGTGGTACGCAACACCGCCAATCTCCGTTCGAATCGGGGCACCCCTGCCAAAGTTTATACCGGTCGGTAAATACCGACCGTTTTATATTACAGGAGGTAATAAATATGACAATGCAAATGTTACAGGATATCTTTTTTACTTGCGTAATTCCTTTGCTCGGAATCCTTTGCGTTTATGGAGTTACTGCTTTAAAGAAATATGCAGAAGGAATTAAAGAACAAACAGATAATGATTTATATGATAAGTATATTGATATGCTTATTAGTACAATTGAAACTTGTGTTATCGCAACGAACCAAACCTATGTTGATGAGTTAAAGAAACAAGGTAAGTTTGGTCCAGAAGAACATAATATTGCTTATCACAAGACATTTGATGCGGTCAAAGCTCTTTTGAGTGAAGAAGCGCAAAAATATCTTGCTACAATTTATGGAGATTTAGATTTTTATATCTCACAATTAATTCAGGAATCAGTTAGAGTAAACAAGTAAAAAAAAATAAGGGTTAGTGATTAATTTCACTAACCCTTTTTATTATTTTTCACTGTGCATTTTCATATCTTCGGAATCAACGAATAAATCATCTGCGTTTCAATCTTCACGAAGATAATGCTCTTCATCTTTTACTATTGGTAAAGAAATTGCTTTATTGTAATATAAATCGCCTTGACTATTGCCACCTAAACTATTATAAATTTTATGTAATTCAGTAAGTTTATCAAATTGAAATTGAGTCATATGCCCTTGTGCGATATACATTTTACAAGCGTTTATTAATTGATATTTATAAAATTGTAAGTCTTGCTCTCTTAATAATTTAAAATCTTTTTCAACTTCTCTTAAATTATCAACTGCTTCTCAATATTTTTTTTGTCAATACTCAAAAGTAGATTTTGATTCTATTTTAAAGTTATTTAAAGATTCTTCTAAACCTGTTTGGAAATCCTTGCAAGAATTTAAAACAGTGTTTTCAATCATTTCCTTTAGTTTTTCTTCGTCATATTTAGCAACTTTTTCTTCTTTTTTATTTTGCTCTTTTACTAAACGATCTCATATATATTTAATAAAAAAGCCTCCAAAAGCCACTAAAATATAACTCAACATAGCATCGGCCGAAATGTTCATAGTTGAGTCCTCCCCCTCTTATTCTTGTATAATAAAAAAGGGATTAAATACCCTTTTCTATTCTGACCAATCAAAACCTTCATTTTTGTTTGCGGTTACAGCTGAGGCCGATCGGCTTAACCCAGCGCCGCAAACATGGCTTCCAATACAAATCGCATCGCACTCATCTTGGGTGGCTTTTATACCATACTTATCTAGGACATATTGTTGAGCATTTCGCTTCTGGTCTGGTCTAGAACGGCCTTTAATTTGTAAAGAAGATTTTCAAGTTGAAGAAGGAACTATTACGAAATTTTTTTCTAACTCTACACAAGTTTCAAGAACAACACCAAATACATTTGCTAATACTTTAAATGTTTTTACATTATTTCCAACAGACGATTGTAATTGAATATCTTCAAAGGCAATAGTATCAATATTTCATTCTTGCGTCTTCTGGATAATAAATCGTCTAATATCTACTAATCGTTCTCCAACCTCTTCTTGATTTGTTGTTAAATGACCTCAATCTTTTAATTCATTATCTATAAAGACACATCATCCTGATACTCTACTTGCCTGATCTAATGCAAGTATATTAGGCATTTGTGCTCCCAAAACCGCCTACACGCGCACCAGTCGCAGCATCATCGTCCGTTGTAATATATTTCTTAATGATACCTTGCCCGATTTTGTCTCCTGGGTTAAGCATAATATCTGCCGGAGAAAGATTAATCATCTGGAAGAAGATTTCACCTTCATTATCAGGATTGTTATAATAATCGCTATCAATAATTCCAATACCATTGGCTAAAATCATCCAAGATGTTAGTGGCGTAGAGCTTCTAACAGAAATTTCAAGATATTCATCATCTTCAAGCTGACATTTTACACCTGTTGGAACAAGCGTTGGACGAAGGCCAGTTCCTTTAGTGACTTTTTTCATATCGTTAATTTGATATGGAATCTTATCAGCGACATATCCATTTAATTCATCTACAAGATGTGCATAAGAAGGTACAATTGTCATCTCTGCTACTGTAAAATCGTAACCTGCGGAATGCGCAGTTGCACGAACTGGTAAAATTACACTTGTTTCTCCATTTTGAATATATTTACTTACGACTTCAAACTTACTCATTTATATATTCTCCTTAAATATTATAATCAACTTCATAATTTGGCTTAATATGTTGACTCGGTTCTTTTTCATCGTTGAAATGCTTAACAAGAGTTACTTTATACCATTCATCGACAATTTCGCCTTTCTGCTTCTTAACTTTAAATTCAGAACTATATTTACCAAGTTCAAACATAGAAGAGCGTTTAGCCTCTTCAATCAAACCCTTAGCCTCTTCATCTGTATCAACTCTAAAGACTTCTGTGGTGCTTACTAAAAATTTACTCATCTTTACCTCACTGTAACTGTTATATTTTTATTGTTATACTTTGTTTTTGAATACTCTAAAATTTTATTAGCAACATCACTTGTGTAATGAGGAACTCCTGTTAATGTAACTTCTGAAATATTCAACTCATTGCACTGATTTGTAATAAATTGCGGTAGATTGTTAATTGGAGCTTTTCCAATTTCAATTTGAGAATCACCACCATAAGCATATACTTTTTGGTCATAAGCAAATGGGTCTATATTACAATAGATTACACGCATTCTACTACCCCCTCATCATAATTAAATAAATAATAAACATAAGAAATATCTCCAATAGTAACCCAGCATTCAACTACATCATCATCAGTTAATGATACTTCTTTAATTGCGCCAAGTGAGCCTAGGCACTCATCAATAACAGCATTCTCTAAGACTGGATTACTATAATCATGTCCGATATGAAATACTGTATAATAATGCTGCTCATTGCTTAATAACATATAATAATCACCTTGATGGCGCAAATGCCAACTATCAATAAGTCGTTTTGCAGCGCTTAATTGCTCATTGTTATATTGTGGCAATCCAGTTATAATTGATTGATTTAACTGGAATAAAGTTGTATCAATACCAGTTCTGCCTTGAAACTCCCAATTAGAGCCATTCCACTTATATACGCTATGTGTATCTTTTACCAAAGCGCGTTCATTTAGTTTATTATTACGCTTTAGTTTTGTTAAAGTCTTAATATCTTGAACTTCAATCATAAACTTTACCTCTAAATTATTATATCATAAAAAATAAAAAAATGCAAGGATTATTTTATTGTAATCCTTGCATAAAATTAACAAACCAATAAA